CTTCGAGACTTCACCGGCCTTGATGGTGGCCTCGATGTCGTCGAGGGACATCCGGGTGTAGCCAGGGACGAAGAGGTTGTAGTAGGTCACGCCGTTGCGGACGGTGGGCGTCAGCAGTCGGGCGACCTTCTGGTCGGGGAGGACGATGTACGAGGAATCCGCAATGATGCGGTATTCGCCAGAGTGTTTGGTGTCTTTCTTCATGGGGAGATTAGTTAATGACGCGGCGGGTGGCGGCGTCGTAGATCAGGAGGGCGTCGGCGTTCCAGAGGGTGACGTCGATGTTCGGAAACAGTTCGGCAGCGCGTGCCTTGAGTTTGTTCTTCCACTGGGTCGTGGTGAGGTCGCCCTTCGTGCCACAGGTGTGGGCCTTCTGCCAGATGGCGGGGCGGATGCGGTGAATCTTCCAGCCCATGGCGACGGCGGCGCCGTAGAGGACGCCCGTGTTCCACATCAGTTTGCCGATGGCCGAGCCGGGGATGTTCTTGCCGGCGAAGAGGGGCGGTTCCTCAAGGAAGAGTTCCGCGTCCTTGGCCTTGCAGCTGAGGTCAGCGAGTAGTTGGCAGACCTCGATGTCGGAGCCGGGCATCTTAGCGCACTCGACAGGATCACCGTCGACCGACCACACGATGCCTCCGTTCACGCCTGGGTCGATTGCCACGATGATGGATGCCATGGGTAAGACCCTTGTCACTTGCCACGCTGGGACAAGCGGAAAAGGTTGGCAACGCGTAGGGCGTAGTCGTTCGGGGCGAAGTTCCAAGACTTGGCGCCTTCGTAGCCACGGTTCCAAGCCAGGGCCAGTTGCTCAGGGGTTGGGGTCGAGTAGCCGTCAGCCTTGAAGCGCTTGCGGAGGATACGGAGGTGGGCCGCCGCGATCATGTCCTGGGCGGTGACGTTGCGCCACTGCGACCACTGGTAATGGAAGTGCTTCTCGGACTCGAGCAGGGCACAGGCATCGGACCATGCGGCCTTGCCGACCTGATACATGCCGCGCTCACCGGCCTTGCCGATGGCCTTGCGGTTCTGGCCTGACTCGACCTGAGCGATGGCCTCGAGGAAGGTAGCGTCGGAGGCCGCAGCGGAGTTAAAGCCGAGAAGGAACAGGGCGACGATGCTGAAGGGGCGGGTCATGGCTGGGAGTCCTTGCGGAGTTTCTCTAAGTCTTCTAAGCAACGGAGCCACCGGGCGTTGTCGACCTCGGCCTCGATGCGCCAGTATCTGACCTGATGATCCAGCCGCTCGACCTCGGACTTGAGGCGAGCGTAGTCAGAGAAAAGCACTAGCTCGCCATTTGCGTCACTGCGAACGATGCCTTCACCGGCTGCTGTGTATCGTTTCGGTTCGCTCATACGCGTCTCGGCACTTGTGATCCGGCGACCTCGAAGCCGTCCATCTCGTAGCTGTATTGGATGCCCACCCAGCCACCGGCGGCGATGTAAGCCTGGAGCGAGACTTTCGTAGCGCCGTCCTCGTGCAGGGCTTCGTGGTAGTGGGCCAGAATCTTCTTGAGGTTGGTCGAGGCGATGGCCGACTTGGCCGAGCAGATATCCCCGGTCATAATGCGTTCGTTTACCTCGTAGACTTCGAGGAGCAAGTTCCGCATGCCTTCAAGGTGCCGGAAGGAGCTCATTGGGTGAAGATGGCTGTGGTGACAGCAAAGCCGACCGACAGGCCAACGATGAACCAGACGATGCGGGTGCTCATTCGACGTAGGGCTTGGCGTCGGGGGTGATGGCCGTGCCGCGGATGATGGCGTCGTTCTGATCGGCGACGCGCTGACGAAGCATACCGACATCGGCTTGCAGGTTTTCGATGACCCGCTGCTGGGCGTCGATGATGCGGTCAGACTTGTCGGCGTATGCCTTGAGGGCGTTGGCGCTGATGTGAAGCGTCCGGGCGTAGGACCAGGGGAAGAGCCACCAGAGGCGTGGCATCTTGTTGGGTCGGATGGTAATCATGTCGGGAGAGTGGGCGAGAGGGTCAGGCATTAGCGGTTGATTTTGTAAGGGCCACGGCGCTTGAGGTTAGACCAAGCCGTGCCGGTCAGCTCGAGCCAAGTGCGGAGGGAGTGCAGCGACACGCCAAGGGCGGCGGCGGCATCAGCCTGAGACTTGCCAGCGGTGTTCAGCGCGGCGATCTGCGGGAGGATAGCCTGCAAGCGGTTCGCGGCGTAGTAGGCCATCGGACGCTTGAGGGTGAGGGGACGACCGGCCACGGTCAGCGTGTCGGTCCATTTGTGATTAGGGCTAGGCATGGTGGGTGGAGATTAGTGGTTGTTCAGGATGTCAAAGATGCCCGGGTAGGCAGGGTCGAGGAACGTGGCGAGGGCGAACGCGGCGAGCGTGGCCCAGAACAGGATGGCGAGGAGCTTAGTCATTGGTTGAGGTAAGCACCTTGCCCGACTCTTTTGCATTCGTCAAGCACCTTTCCGCAAATACCCTGTGACCCCATTTAAGGGGTCAGGGCAATTCGTGTCCCTCAGATCACCGGGGCCCGCCATGATAAACGTACCCCTAGCTGACTGAGTTCACTATGCCCCTAGGTGTCCGTCCGTCAAGGGGTATTAGACCCCTCTGGCTTGCCCGTGGCGGGCTTAGTCGCCCTTGGTGGGTGTCTTCCCCTTCATGGCCTTAATACGGACCAGAAGGGTGTCCCATAATTCGGGGGCGGCATACCCGGCACACCCTGCCGCAGCGAAGGCCATGCCCTCGGAGGAGAAGTAGCCCTTGGTGGCGAGGCCGACCAGGAGCGAGGCCAACCCAGCGGTGGCGGTACGGCGCAGGATGTAGCCGAGGGAGTGCTTCTCCGTTGAGCAGAGATAGCGGATGAGCCAAGCGGCCGCACCGATCAGGATGCCGAACACGATGTCGCGGAGGGCGACAGGCATCTCGTCGGGGGAAGGAGGGGTGGGCAGGGCGCTCATTTGCGGAGGACGGTCGAGAGGAGGCAGATGTTGGCGACGGCGTAGCAGACCCACATGATGCCGAGGGCGGGTCGGCCTACGCAGAAGCAGGCGATGCCAGCGGACAGGTAGGCAGCCGAGGCGATGCCAGGGACGATGATGGTCGTGAAGGTCTCCGTGGTCATGTGATGCGCGGGGGCTTGGCGTTGGGGGCGAGGACGACCTTGCGGTAGTTCTGAGCCCAGAGGAGGGCGGCGAGGTCTTTGCCTAGTCGGTCAATCTCGGACTCGGGCTTATCCGGGAAGGTGAGGTGGCCCTGCTCGTGGCAGAGGACTTCGAGCTGACGCTTGGCGCCGAGACGCGGGTCAATCTCGATGAGGTTCTCGCCGATCGTGGCCTGACCCCATGCCTTCTCCTTGCCGAGTTTCCGCCAGATGACCTTCACTTTACTTTTGCGGCGGCTCATAGGGGGCGTTGGCGCTGTCGCGTACTCGGTCCCATAGCCAATAGATGCCAAGGCCAGCGGCCAAGGCTAGAGTCCCGCCAGCGATGTAGGAGAAGTACTCAGACTCGACGACGAAGGGGAAGGCACCGATGGCGGCGCCACAGGCAAGGAGTGTCCCGCCGATGCGGGGTCCGGCAAAGACCAAGGACACGGCACCCAGCAGGGCACACCCCACGCCAGCCATGGTCCAGACGTTATTACTGGCTTCCTTCTTAACACGGACGACCTCCTGCGTTAATTCCTCGATGCGCTTGTCCTTCAGCTGAGAGACGCGGAGGGCTTCCTTCTGATCGGCCTCGAGCTTCTCCCAGGCTAAGGTGACGGCGGTGGCTAACTTGCGACCGAACTCCATTTGCTTCTTGTAGTCGATGGGGTCGGCCTTGGATGCCCGGGCCACGGCGAATGCCACGTCCCCTTCAGGCGGGGCTGGCAAATAGGACTGCGCTAGGCGGGACTCAGCGACGACGACCTTGGGCTTGTCGGCGTTCCGCTCGATGGCGACGAGGGCGGCACCGACGCGGTGATCGGTCTTATCGAGGTCTTTCCCAAGGGTCGTGACGACGGCCTTGGAGGTCGGGGCGTCCGGCTGCTTAGGCAGCGGGTCAGTCGGCGACGTGGCACACCCGGTCAGGCAGAGAGCGATGACCAGGAGCGAGCGCATACCTTAGCGACCCTTGAGTGCGTCTAGTGCCTGACGTCCCTTGGCTTCGAGCGATGCGGCCTTGGCGGCGTGGCGACGGTGCACGAGGAACCCGGCGATGAAGCCAACGGCGAGGAGTGAGAGGTAGGTGATCATGAAAGTTTAGCGAGGAGGGCTTTGACTTGGGCTTCGAGTTCGGCGATGCGGTCGGACTCGGAAGGCACGATGGGTTCGGGCGTGGCTTCGATAAAAGCAACTGACAGCAAATACTCGTCAGTCATGTCGGCATTGCCGATGACCTTCCGGCCATCTTCGCAAACAAGTTCGGTAAGGTCTTCGCTTCGGATCCAGTGTTTGCCGTTTGGGTCAATAATCATGTTAGTGTTTTGATTTAGTAGCAGACAATGATGACCATGCCATCGCCACCGTTTCCTCCAGCTCCGCTCACGAAGCCGTTGTCAGAAGCACTGCCGCCACCGCCGCTTCCGCCTGGCTGTCCTCCGTTGGCTCCGTTCATACCGGCAACTCCGGTTCGATAAGCGCCCCCGCCCCCACCTGTACCGCCAATCATCACTGAGACGCCGGAAGCACCGGCAGTCGGGGAGACTCCTGCGGTAGTTCCGCCGGAACCGCCTGCCATCGTGATGTTGTATCCAGAAGCACTTCCGCTTGAGATTTTTGAACCGCCTGATCCACCGGGACCAGATGTAGTCGTTGATGCAGCCTGTCCGGTTCCTCCGCCACCAGGTGTAGGATAGAGAAAATTAGTGGTTATGTTTGTTGCGTTTGTAGCTGTTCCTAACGAGTTTCCGTTTGCGCCGGCAGCCGTCGGTCCAGTGGAAATCCCGAGAGATACGAAGTAGCCAGTAGGTGCTGTGCCTGCTGATGCTGAAAAATTATTTCCACCAAAACCGCCAGATCCGCCACGAGCGACAAATCTGCTAAAAGTCGTTGAACCTGCCGCCGAAGCGTTTGCGCCTGCCGTACTATCAACCGTCTGACCAGGGGCTCCGCTTGTACCTGCCCCTACGGTGACTGTCTCAGTAGCTCCAAGTGAGGAGATTGGAACGATGGTTTCGACAATACCTCCGACCATTCCAGATGAACCACCACTTCGACCACTTGATGTGGCATAACGACCTCCAGCACCTCCGCCTGACCCTGCTCCCCACATCCGAATCCACGCCATCGTCTTTCCGGCGGGCTTGGTCCATGTGGCCGTTCCAGCCGTGGTGAAGGTTTGAATGTCAGCGCCGCCACCACCACCCGAAGACGGATGGACGTGATCGGCGCGAGCGTAGCGCAAGGACGTCCCGACCGCGGCCGTGCCGTCAGCCAAGGGAGTGGTCGAGGATGCCTGACCGACGACGTAGGCCGTGGTGGCTAGGGCAGTGGAGTTCGTATCAGCCGCGGCGGTGATGCCATTGGTCGTGCCCTGGAGCGTGGTCGTCGAAGTGCCCGTGGTCGAACCGATGGCGATGTTCGTGGTCGAGCCAGCGACGCCAGCCGTGCCGATGTTGACGGCCTTCGTCGTGGCCGTTAGGGTCGCACCTGTCGCAAGGTTAAGGGTAGACGCGGCGGTCGTGTTGCCGATCGAGGTGGTCGAGGCGCCCAGGACAGGGCCAATAGTCGTGGTCGTGGTAGAGCCTGAGACCCCACCCGTGCCGATGTTGACCGTCTTGGTCGAGGCCGAGATGGTCGCACCCGAGGCCACGCTAATCGTGCTAGTGGCTGTCGAGTTGCCCAGTGTCTGCGTAGCGTTGGAGAAGGTCTTGTTTCCGTTGATGGTCTGCGAGCTGTCGAAGTCGACGTACTGCCTGGTCGTACCGTTCTGGCGCATGAACAGGCCAGAGGTCGTCGTCCAGACGTCGCCGTTGGCCGGGGTCGTAGGGGCCGCTCCATGAGCGATGTTAAAGCCAGCGCCGTTGGTGGCTTCCGAGGCGATGGTGCTGACCTTACCGTTGGCGTCGATGGTGACGAAGGTCGTGTCCGAAGCCTGGTCGTGCAGGGTCAGGATGTTGCCCGTGCCAGTCTGTTCGATGAAGAGGGCCGCACCAGTCGAGCTGCTAATCGAGACGTTGCCCGTGAAGGAGGGGCTTGCGAGGTTGGCCTTGAGGTCGAGCGCCGACTGCAAATCTGTCTGCGAGCTGAGAGTCCCGGTGATGGCTCCCCAGGCTACGGAGGTTGCAGGGGTGACGCCGCCCACGTTGACCACCCAAGCCGTGTAAGTTCCCGACCCGGTGTGGTGATTGATGTCAACGGTCAGGACACCAGTGCCCGAGTTATAGGTGAGCACCTCGCCATGCATATGGTTCGAGGCGTCATAGGAAATCGTGATGTTCTGAGTCGGCGTGTACGACAGGCCAGTGCCGATCGTAAAGGTCTTGTTGCCGTTGTTGATCGTGTTGCTCGTCGTCGAGGTCGTCAGGTAGCGATCGCCAGGGATAAGGGTCGCCCAGGAGGAGTCGTAGTTCGTGCCGGAGTTCTTCGTGAGCACCTGCCCGGTAGTACCCGCAGTAGGCTGGCCGGCGGCGATGACTGCGTAGGTAGACGCGGCGGTTGCGCTGGTGAGGTATGGGCTGAGAGCCGTCGTGACATCACCGGCAGTCTGGAAAGCGCTCGGGTTGGTCTGAAGGTAGTAGGTAGACGCGGCGGTGGCAGTCGTCAGGTAAGACGACATTCCCGCTTGGGTCTGGTAGGTGCTGGCCGCCGTCGCCGAGGTCAGATATGCCGACAGGTCAACCGTCAGGTTCCCGGTCGTGACGGACAGGGGCGACGAGACGCTGGAGATAAAGTCAGGGGTGGTCGTGACCACATCCCAGGCGCCGTTCTTACGGGCGTACTGCGATCCGTTGGAGGGGGCGTCATTGACTACGGCCAGAGAGCCGAGGCCAAGGTTTGTGCGGGCTGTGGGGGCGTCCGCTAGGTCGGAGAGGTTGTTCGCCTTGACCGCGTAGACCGACAGGTTGACCGTCGTCCAGTCGGTGTTGTAGTTCGTGCTGTCAATCTTGGTCAGGAACTGCCCAGCCGTGCCCCCTACGGGCACGCCCACGCCAGCCGCACCTGCTGGGCCTTGAGGGCCAGTCGCTCCGGGCGTACCGACGCCAACGGTCAGGACAGCAGGGGCCGTTGCCCCGATGGTCGCTTCTACCGCTCCAGGGATGGTGATGGTGAGAGCCATGAAATTAGACGGTCACTTGGCCGACGATGTCCAAGCGCATCGTGTCGGAGTAGAAGACCGAGTCGTTGTTGGTAAACTTGATGTCCCAGCGGGCCGTACCAATCGCCCAGTCGCCCGTGTCGCCCACGTATTCCGCGGTAAAGGACAGGCCGTTGCCGGCGACGACCGTCACTAGCTCGTACTCATTGCGGTCCGCGTCGATGATGGTCGAGGTCACGGTCACGCCGATCAGGTTGGCGAGGCCACCCGCTTCGGGGGTATAGACGACTGCCGCCTCGAAGGACGTGCCGCGCTTAAAGGTGACGGTGTTGCAGCTCATCGGGTCTTAAACTTGCCGGGATTGGAAGGGGGGGTCAGAAGGCCGTAAAGGTATCAATGTCGGTCACCGAGGTAATCACGTTGTAGCCGATGCTCTGGCCGCGCCATAAAGGGAAAGACGCTGGGTTGTTCTCAAAAGCGTCTGCCGTGGTAGCAAACGTGCCCCCGCTGTAGGTTACTGTCAGCCCGACTAGCGATGCCGTGATGTCGCCTTGGTCTAGGTAGTTGTTAACGCTGGTGTAAAGAAAGGCCGAGTCGTTACCGCTCCACTGATAAGCGCCGATGCTGAAGAAGGAATCGTAAGGAGATACGCCGCCGCCGTTTTCAAAGCCCACGAAAGGACCGTCGTATTCATAGAGAGGGGTTCCCCCAGTGGTTACCCAAAAGAATGATTGAGGCCAGTTGTAGACGCGAAGGAATAACCCATCGTCGGGATGATAACCTGAGTCTACGTTCAGATTGTGAGGCTGTACGCCAGACCCTAATTGAAACTGGTCATAAGCCCCAATTATCGGACAACGCAGCTTACCCCATGTGGAGTATGCTCCGAACACGTCTTGGCCGATGATGTCGCCCATTAGATTCGGGCGTAGTAATAGCGTGCCGTGATGCCAGCCAACTTGATGCGATCTGCCCAGAGCGAGCCGGTGATAAGCTGCGTAACCGTAGCGCCGTTGACCGTAGCGACCTTGATGTAGCCCTCGGCGTCCGTGTCGGCGGGCATCGTGGTGCCGATGGCCCACGCAAAGCCAGTAGCATCGGGGAAGACGCCTGCCAGATAGGGAACCTTGAGCCAGACGTCCTTGAGGCCAGTCGCAACGGTAAGGTCCGTGGTAATGTTGCCAGGGATGACGCTGTTGACGGCGCCGGAGACAATGTGGTAAGTCGAATTGCCTGCGGCGGTCGAGACGTGGGTAACGAGGAAGGGGTGGCCAGTTTCTGGAGTGCATTCCCCGCCGTCGTAGTCCACAGAGATGTTTGCGGCGCTGGTCATTTGTAGCATACCGCTGGCAGTGACGTCACCAGTGAATCCAGTGCAAGCCAAGCATTCGTCCTTGTTTACAATCTGGTCCCAATCAGACGCATCGTTAACGTTATAAGGATCGTCGGCTTCGTCCTCGTCTGGGACGTTGCGCAGCTGAACCATGCCAGCCGTCATCGGGGTCGTCAGGTCAATGTTCCCGGTGTGGTACTGCTTGATAATAAAGTCGTAAGAGTAAGCCGTGACGCCTGCCGTGTTGAAGCTCATCAAAGGCACGTTGAGGCCAGCCAGTTCGTTGCAGAAAGTGACGTAGTAAGAGTTTGCGGTAGTTCGGCTAACTTCGACATTACCGGTGAAACCGATAGTCACTGGCTCTCCATCAATGGTGAAAGTGATGCCAGGGATAGAGTTCAGGCACTCGGCCAGCGCCAGTTCGTTTGAGTAGACAGGGGGGGCGTCCGTAACAGGGAAAGGCACAACTGAGGTAGATGCCCCGATCGTGATGAAAGCCGAGCCGCCAGAAGCTCGACCCACAAGAAGTACATGCTGGACTTGGTTCTGAACCGCAGGAATGCCCGGGCGTTCTTCAACGCAGGTCATCGTAAATGTGTTAGCAGTGGCGGTGATGTCGGCGATTGCCTTGTAGCTGTAGCCTAACTTGCGAGGGTTTAGCCAGGAGGTGTGGCAATAACCCCAGTCGAGGGGAAGCCCTGTTGATGCCGCGTCATAGCCGGTCATCTTCTGAACGTTCATGGTCTGAACGTAGACCGAAGGGCCGGGGTCAACGGTTACCTTGCTTGTGTCGGCGGTATTGGACGTGGCAATTAAGGCCAGCGTCGGGAGGCCAGTGTTTACGACTGAGGAGGCAGAGAACGGAGCAACGCCCACATCCACGTCCCACTTAAAAGCCCACAGTGTAACCGGGTCGTTAGTGTCAGCTAACAGATAACCGCCCCCTGCTTCCATGTACCATTCAGGGTTATAACTTGGGTCCTGATAGGGTGAGATTGGGTTAAGGTCGCCGTAGGTTCGGGTTCCGCTTGGGCAGATTTGTAGCTTATCAGCAAACGCCTGCATAATGCGAGTGTCAGCGCCCGACTTGATAATCGGCATGAAGCTCGATGTATAGCTAATAGCCCCAACCCCGATTTGAAGATAGCGTAATCCAGCAACCTGTAAAATCTGGCACTCAAAAGGAGCGGGCTTGCCGCCAATGCCGATGTTATAAACGAGCTGCTCGGGCAGGCTGGACGCGCCAAAGGTAAACTCCGGGGCAAAGACCATTGCGTCGCCGATAGGGGGAATCCACGGCTTGTCGATGTCCAGAGACGTGCCCTGGCTAGACGATACGAAGCTGTAACCGTTGCCAGGCTGGATGCTCATTGCTTATACGTTGATGTAGACTTTTGAATCCCAGCCAACCGCGGAATACCTAATTTCGTACATGACTTTAAACAGTGATCCAAAGGCCTCGACGTTGACTTGAGAAAGCAAGTTGACGGCGCCTCCACCAGTGCCAGCTCCGACTATAGCCCAATCTGGGATTAGATCCCAAGTGCCCCAGGCTGACGTTGTGCTGGCAGAGTTTAAGTAGCCAAGAAGGTCGATAACGTAAGACTCTTCCTTCATGTAAATGACGCCAGAATAAGTCGTCGAGCGAGTCAGGTAGTTCGTTTTTCCGAAGAAGTTGGGGTGGGCCGGGTCGACGAAGCCGATGAAGCGGCCACCGTTCTCAGACTCAAAGCAGGCGCCGTTGTTACCAATGTACGACTGCTTCTTGGAGATGATGACCGTCTTCCCTAGGATGACCTGCGTGATGTAGTCGGCAGGGTTCTTAATCTCAACCAGCGGGCCAAGGTCGGACTGGCTGTACGATACGCCAGCGATAGGGCCGGCGGCAAAGCCTGTCGATAGGGCAAAGAAGTTCGGGTGGGTGCTAATGTTCTCAGTCGTCAGTCCGTTGGCCGAGGAAGTGTTAGCTTGAGTGTACTCTCCGGCGTTGATGGCCGTGTCGATGCCAACGTAGTCGACGGTCAGCGTGCCAATGTCTAGGCTGTCCCAACTGATTTTCCACTTGTCCAATTTGAGGTACGCGTAAGCCGGATCAGGGTGCGGGCTTCCCTTGACCACGAACGCGTCGATGTCGAAGGTGAAGTCGACCTTGTAGACGGTTGTCGAGGTGTTCAGGCCGAAGCCGTCAGCCACCACCGTCCAACCAGGCTGGAGCAGTGCGGTGGTTAGCGGGTCGCCAGTGATTACGATAGCCATGGTTAGAAAGGTTTAGGTGTTAAGATTATTTGCCCGTGAGCATAGCGGCGCGGGATGGGCTGGCAGTGGTTGCTTTAGTAAAGTCGACAGGGACGCCACCACCAGTAGCGGGGCGGGCGATGGCTTCGAGCAAGGCTGTCTGCTTGCGAGACTCATCGAGCTGCATAGTCATCGCTTCCATGACCGGGTTGGCGCCGACGCCGACGACGTTGGAGAAGGTACCATCGGGGCCCTTGAAGGTTGTGCCCTTGGCCTTGGCGGCATCGTCGGATGCCTTCTGGGCGGCGGTCGTGGCTTCTGCTTCGACCCTGGCTTTTTCTTCAGGGCTGGCGTCGACGCGGCCAGTAGCACGGCGCTCGAGAATCTTCTGCATCTCTTCGTTCTTGGCGTAGTCGTTAAGACCGAGCTGCATACCAGCCGTATCCAAGAGTCGGCCAGTCGTGTTCCAGAATCCTTTGCCCTCTGCGACGTAGGTCTCCATCGCCTTCTCGGCTTCGGATTGGCTAAAGGTTCCAGCTCCCTGTTGGCCCTGCTCGCGAGCCAAGGCTTCTGCCGCCAGTTTAGCGCTCGCACGATCCGCAGCGTCCTGCTTACGGCTGGAGACTTCCCGGGCAGAGGTAACCGTACCGGCTCGGAGGTACTTAGACTCGCCCTTCTCGGCAAAGGCCATGGCGTCCTGCGTGTCCTGCTTGGCTTTGGCGATGGCCGAGCTGATGTAAGAGATGGTCGAGTTAAGCAGGACTAGCGGGGCGACAAAGGCGAAGGCGATGTCCTTAAAGGCCATGCTAAACTTCTTACCGATGTCGTCGACCTGTTTGCTAAAGCCGACCGTGGCGGCCTTGGCTTTGTCCATGGCCTGCGGGACGTCCGAGGTCGTCTTGATGTTTACGGTCAGGTCTTGGGCCATGTCGTCAGGGGGTTTCCTTTGCAGGATTGGAAGCAGGGGCCGCGGCGTCCTTGGCTTCCTCCTCGGCCATGAAGGCTTCTTCCTCGGGCGACATGATCGCCACGTCCGCACCCTTGGAGATAGCCAGGGCGGAGTTCAGCCAGATGGCCTGACACTCCGGCATCTCCCACGCCTGCTTGTAATCGATACCTGACGCAGTTAAATTGGCGACGATGCTCAGGGGCCACGGGACGCCCTTGCTCCCAGCGCTGCTCTTCTTCGTTTGCTCCCAGAACTTCGGCCAGTCTTGCACTAGGATGTAGCCGGCAAAGGCTTCGAGCATGGCCTCGAACTTCTGGGGCTTGCGGGCAAGAGATAGCATCCTCAGCTGATCGCGCCAGCCAATCTCGCCCAGGGGTTCCTCGGCGCATACCTGGCAAGCGAAGATTAGGTCGGCAGGAGTAATCGGACGTGAGCCCGTCACCAGCGGGGAGTCGAAGGCCATCAGACGCACGCGGTACTTCAGACACCAAGGGTAAAGCGAACGACCCAGCAGCCGAAAAGGTGCCGGGTCGATGAAGGCAGCGAGGAAGCGTTTGTCCATGCCGCCTAGTGTAGCCCACTTAGGGCTAAGTCAATTAAGGCGTGATGCCTTCGTAGTCGATGGCCGTGACGCTGACCGAGGTAAAGCCCTTGTTGGAGCCCTTCTCGTCAATCTTGGTAATCGTTCCAGAAAAGGAGACGGAAGCTGAGCCGGACGGGTAAGCCGTGGCGGCGTTAAGCGTGAAGCTCAGAACGGCTCCGAGGGCAGGCATCGTGGAGGTCTTGCAGATACCTTCGACCGTAATCTCGGACTTGCGGTCGTCGAGGCGGTGGGTCTTGGTCAGGCCAGCTTCGTCAACCACCGTGGCCTCGGAGTTGAACGAGGAGGACAGGCTATAGGACTGGACGAACAGGTTGGTGACAGTTCCTGCGACACCGTAGAGACAGGTGACTCCGTTAGAGATAGCGGCCATTTGAATATGCTTGGTTTGGTAACCTTACGCGGGGAAGACGGCCAGTAGGTCGAAGGTGAACGAAGTCGCCCAGGAGCGTTCGTCGATGCCCTCGTCCTCGGAGCCGATGGTAACGTCATAGCAGGACGCGTCGCCGCCAGCCGTGAAGGCCGCCTTAATGGAGGTCAGGTCACGCATATTGCCGGACAGGGCGGCGCAGCGGGCCCGGTGATCCGCAAGTGTCGTGTCGTCGGCGTTCGAGAACAGGGTGATGCGAACCGAGCAGGAGAAGTTGCCTTCGCCCTCGGGGAGGTCGCCCGGTGCCTGGGCAGACTCGCAAAGCACCACGGCCTTGGGCAGGGTCTGGGTGGCCGCGTTGTCGCCCGTGAGGAACGTGACGGTGGTCAGCCCGGTCTGGGTCGAGAGGTAGGTTGCGAGAGTAGACTCGACGATGTGGCGGATGGAGGCTGTGCCCATGGTTATGATTTGTTGTTAAACTTGTTGATGTCGTGCTGGAGCAAGAAGCGTAGGCGCTTGGGCATCTGCTTGACGCGATTGCCGTAGACTAGGCCAAGGACACCAGCCTGATCGGCGATGCCGTTGATGTTGCCCAGCGTGTTAGTGATTGAGACGTCCGCGCTCTTGTCGGTAAAGGAGGAAGTGTTATTGCCAGCGACTGACTTATGCCGCGTAATCCAAGCGGCCTTGAGAAGGTCGACGCCAAAGTCCTTGGGGATGCCGTTGATGACGGGCTTAGGCAAAGAGCGAAGAGCTGCGGCCCAGCCGGACTTGATGGCGCCAACGCTCTGCTGACGCTGGGCAACGTAGGTTTCAATGTCGCCTTTGTTTTCGGCAACGTACTTAAACATCCAATTTACGCCGCTGACGTTGCGGCCATTCTTCCATAGGCGTCCGCCGGTGCGGTTGTAGACTGGTTTGTAGATGGCGTTAATTTCACCTGGGCTTTGGAGGTAAGCCTGAGTCGTTGCTTCGTTGGACACCTTTGTGCCAATTTTGTTGAAGTAGTTTCGGAGCTTCTTGAAGCCCCAGACGGTGCCAAAACCGTTGTAGCGGTCGGACAGTACCTTAGCCAGGAACGGGTTCCCGTTAAGGACGCTTGAGCCCTTGGCGGCCACCTTCCAGAACAGGGACGCGTTATCGCTGAGGGACAGGGAGCCCAAGCGCTTGATAAGCCGAGCCTGCTGGGTTTTCTTGGTTCCGCCCGTCAGAGAGGTGACGACCTTGCCGACGTCACGGTCAATGGCCTGCTCGCCAGCCTTCTTAGCTGAGGGCTCTAATCCCCTGCCTCCGCCCTTAGCCAGGGGAGGGGTAAAGGCGGCGGCGTCGCGGCAAGCCATGGCGGCCTGCTCAAGGGTGGCGTCGCGCATGGTCTGCTTTGAGCGGGCGGCAAACTTCTGGATGGCCTTGATAAAGTCCTCTAGGGACTTTGGCTCGATGCGCGCCTTAACCACGGCGGGTTACTGGTTATCGTCGATGACGACGAGCGTGATCCATGCCGACGCAGGCTTGTAGGTCTGGGTCGTGATGCGGACGGTCTTCCCGCCAGCGACAATCTTCTTCCCCTGG